CGACCGCTTTACCGTGCGCCCTGTATCGGATTAATTTCCACTCATCTTTCCAGTAATGGCGAGTAAGCCCTGTCTCAAGGGTCAGTGGTGCAGGAAATGGGACGGCTTTTGTTTTATCTTCCATTGATAGAAGCAATGGCCGCGCCGATGTTCCAGTTGGCATTAGAAGCAGTGTTGTTCAAATTCAACGCGCGAGGCCCGCAAATCAAACCGTTGTTGCAATTGCCGAACCGCAGGGCAACCGCCCAAGGTGACGCCGCCCCATCCCCCTCATTTATTCATTTTTCCGATTCGTTTTCAGTTTCTATAATTTCCTTGGGGGAGTGCTGCGCTCCCCCAAACCCCCCGCTATGCGGCTACGCCGACAGGTGGTAATAGAAGGATGGCCGCGCCGACGTTCCAGTAGGCAAAAGAAGCAGGGTGGTTCAAAGCCAACGCGCGAGGCCCGCAAAGCAAACCGCCGTCGCAAGTGCCGAACCGCAGGGCAACCGCCACAATCCCCACATTCACCCAATGTCCGTCAGTTCCGCCTAAAGCCGAACTTCCTTTATACGGAGCGATCGGGATGGCCCCGAAACCGTTTATTACCCTGTATTTATGCGGATATACGCCAGACACTGTTTCCGGGTAAATGATGCCGCCTTCACTGTATGCCGCCCCGGTGATGTCATAGCTGTAGTTCTTGCTTACCTTTACCCTGCCATTCACACATACCGTATACGGGTCACGCATCCACTGCTGATAAGAACCCAACACGATCGAATGGAAAATCTTATTCAAATGCTTGCCATCCGAAGTGCCATAAAACTGGCCACCGCCAATGACCGCATTCGGTTTCACTCCCATAGTCGGTGTCAGGCTTGCATCGTACCCGGAGCAGTTGCCGCTCCCATATGCGCCCTGCAAGTCTGTAGTCTTTGCAAAAAGGATCATCAGGTCAATGAGCGTCTCCACGATCGGGCCGCCCAAGAACCGCGCCCTGGTACCAAAAGCGTCAATCGCCGTCTTCTCCGCTGCGGTTGCGTTGTTGTAACACGGCTGGTTGCCGGAAATGCACTTCATCTTATTTTCGATGATGGAGCCGTAAAACATCGGAATCCACACGCCTTCCAGTTCCTTATTATCCGAATCAATAAAGCCCACAGGCTCGTACCCGTCACGCTTCGTGATGGAGAAATTTACCACCCTGTCGCTGCCTACTACATACTCCTGCTTGTAAATCTTCATGGCCCATGCGAACGCACCGCCGTCATACGCGGAATTGGCCACGTCAGATGCCGAACCGTCCTGTTTCAGCGTGTAATCGTTTTCATTCAGCTGGTAATCAGGCGTGCCGTCTGAATGCACCATGTATGGCTTATTTGCTACCAGCCAAGGGAAATCAGCCCATGAATTGTACGTTGCCGCCCCTGTCTCCTTATTCACCGTGAGCGGGGTATAATCCTTATTTGCCCCGGTGTATTCAATCCTCTGCCCCGGTGCAAGGATATCCATATGTTCAATAAACCCGTAGACGGCATCCGGCACAAGCGCATTGTATATCTTATCCAGCGTCTCCTTGTCCGCAATGTTCACCCTTTTTCCCATTATTCTTCAACCTCCTCATAAAACAGCAATCCGCTCTGGATGCCGAGTTTGTATTTTGCCCCGGTGTCCTCATCAAAGATGTAAAAGCCTTCCGGGGACTTGATCACCACTTCGCTTGCATTTGCAACTTCGATCAGGAATTCAACCGTGATCGTAGATGCAAGCATGCCGTTATAAGATGGCATGTAATCCCACTGGTCTTCCACCGCTGTAGCGATGGCGTATAATATCTCTCCGCCGTCCGGGTCTTCTGCATATATGCCAATCTCCTTCACATAGTAGCCCTGCGTGAGCGGACCGTTATCCGGCTTGTTAGTGATCACAAATTTTGCATAAACATTTGTTTCGTTCTGAACCTTGACTACGTTCAGGGCAAATGTCTGCCTTGGCTCTTTCAGCCCCGTCCGGGACGCTAAGTCTTCCCCGTCTTCATATGATCCGCTGCCAGTCACTGCGCCAGTCAGCTTGATGGTGCATTTGCCGGCCTGCGCCTTTGCCAGAAGCGCGATCCCCTGCTTCGTCAAGACGGATTCGTTAAAAATCCCTGCCATTTGCTGCCATTCCTCCTTTACCGATTGTTATTTTTGGATGCGCCGCAAAAGCGGCCGCGCCCTGTACGCCGTATTTTAGCCATACAGCCCTTTCCTGTTTCCCATTGGTAATTTGTACCCTTGGCGTGGAAAAAGCCGAAAATGCCGCCACTGCGTTTGCGACAGCAACATCCTGCGCCGCCGCTTTCGTATTGCCAATGGCTGTGCATGGGGCAGCTGATACGGATGCCGCAAAATAGGCCGCCGCCCCCTGCGCCCTGCTGCTTTTTGCCGCCGCCGTGTTCCCCACGGTTTCCTTTGGGGATGCATACGCCAAAGCCCCTGCGGAATCCGAAGCATAGAGCGGGCTTGCCCTTGCCGCCACATGGTTGGTGACAGTCTCATGCGGCACAGCCAAGGCCACCGCAGACGCATGTTCCTTCATCGAAAGCCCCGCGTCCCTTGGAGCAGCATTGTTGGTTATGCCCTCATAAGGGGATGCCGTGACAGCCGAAGCTACATTTTCCTGCATCGATGCGCCACTATCCCTTGGAGTGGCATTGTTAGTAACCGGGAAACGCGGGGACGTGGCCACGCCAGATGCCGCATATTCCTGTAGAATCCACTCACGCTTGATCAGAATCCGGCGCAAGTGTGACCTGACATTCTTCACCCGGTCTATAATCGATGAGAAATAATCCAGAATATCAGGTGTGAGCCTTGCGCTCGTTACGATGTCAAATGTTCCAGGAGTATACGGAGGCTCGTCAAAATCTGGCCACTCCACGACTTCACCCTCGCCAAATACAATCTTTACCATTTCTGCGACAGCCCCAGGCGTACCGGCCTGCATATGCCAGCGCAGTGTGTTCTTTACAATGCTCCGCTTCGTTTCAATCGGCAGTGCGTCCGAATAGTAAAGGGAGCGCAGTTCCGCCGCGAGCAGGTCTAAGATTGGCTCCGGTACGCAGTCAATGAAATGGTATATCATGGTGGCCTTACGGTACTTCATGAGTCGTTCCGTCCCTTTCTTAATCGCGTAGGAAAGACACACCATGTCCACATCGTTTTTCATGGTTGCCGGAAGATAGTCCCTAAGTTCGCCGTCTGGGAATTTAATCATCCTCAACACCCCCATACACCACATTTTTTGTTCTTATCCTTGCTACATGGTTTGGGTTCACCCGCGTAAATTCCGGGCTCCTAATCTCCACACGCTTTACCCCTGCAGAAACTAGCAATTTTCGGAGCATGTCAGTATTGATATCCCTTCCGATAGAAAATGTCTGCCACTGCAAATATCCCTCAACCGCCAATGCCGTGTTCCGCTGTATTGTGGATGCTTGTTTGAAATCAGACTCGTTTATGTAATAAGTGAAGTCAAGGTCAAATTCCTGCTCTGTTGGCGCAAGCACCTTCACATGGTCAGTAAGCGGCCGCCGGAACTGCCCGTTTAAATATTCCAGCACCTCTGCGCACAACCCCTCTGTAGGTATGGAGCCGTCCGTAAGCAGGAATCTTACTTCAACCTCCACCGGTTCCGGGCTTACCACTTTCACATCACCGATTGCCGCACTGAAAGATTTTGTGTGGTACTCATACGCATCCGCCGGCCCCGCTGTGGAATAGGCAGACGGCGCAAGGTAAAGCCTGTATGCAAAGTTCTCATCGTCCTCTATATCCGAACCGCCGGACGACTCTTCTATGCTCGCCACCATTTCCATGTATGGGATTGGGTCAACCAGCGTATTGATTGCGCCAGCTAGAATGCCGTTTCCTATCTTCCCGGCCGTCTGGCATGTGCATTGGATATCTACAGACATTTCCCCTATGGCAATCTCTGCAGCTTCATCCGTTGCGAAGAATTCCTCGCCGCCATCTGACACCCGTGTGCCTTGCGGTATCGTGACCACGGAAGGCTGTGCCGCCGAAAGTGTAAACCGCACTTTCACCGTAGCTGGAGCTGCGGGGTTCCTGTCAACACCCTTGAACGCCGCCATATCATCCAGAAAATCTGAAAAGGAATATTTTATCAGGTTCATCTTCCCGGCCATGTCTGTATACAGATACAAATGGTACATCTGGACGGATACGGCATACAGCTTTAACGCCTCCGGGTCTGCCCTGCGCAGTTTCAATTCGCGCCCGGTCAGTTCTTTGTATTTATCCTGATAAGCCGCCACCATTTCTGCCTGGACATCTTCCAGTGTCTTATTTTCAATAAAACTGACATCCGGCAGATCCATGATTGACGCAAGGTTCTTTGATGCTGTGTTCAATCCTCATCCCTCCCTTCCACAAAAATCTTAGCCGCCATCTTCCCATCCAGGCTGGTTTCAAACACCACGCTTTCAACCGTGATCTCCGGGATGAACTGCTCGCAGCCCTCATCCAGCGCGGCAGCAAAGTCGGACTCCACATCGTTCATGTTCTCATCCGTCAAATCTTCTATCCCAAACGCCCTGCTGCCTGGGAGCGTCCCTATGACGGTCACGATCAAGGCGCGGAGTTCGGAATCAATGCGTTCAAAATCGCTGATGCCGTCCATGTTGACTGTTTCAATATTGTTTATAAACATGCCGCGCCCCCTATCTGTACTCCCCGAACGTGACAGACACGACACACCGGGCAAGTTCGCCTTTGCTCCATATCTCATCCCATGATTCATTGACCGATTTTATATACAGCTTGGCTGAACGGACTTTCTTGCCGCCGATCCACAGATAATGCGCCTCACCTTTCCTGCAGGCCACGCGGAGTTTTTTCATCTCCTTGCGCGGCTTGACTCCCATCTCTGCATCGAAAATGATGTCCAGCGTGATCTCATCCATGTCCGGGCCAAGGTACTCCATTTTGGGACGCTTGCCTATGATGTTGTGCGTTGCCCACCGCCCTGATGCCGTGCGCTTCATGTTGGTAAAGGAA